TATCAGGCAGGCCCGCGGCCTTGGCCACCTGAAGGCCGGTATAGGCCGCCACGCCAGCCACACCCGCGGTTCCAACCACCCCAGCCACCCCAGCACCCACCCCAGCACCACCAATGCCGGCTAGCGCTTTGGTGGCCGCCGGTGCCACCAAGGTGGTCAGCTTCACAAGCGCAGTGGTAAGCGCAAGGATGCCGGTGATGGGGCCGGCAAAGCTGATGGCCGCAATGCCCAAGGCCACCGTCTTCACGCCACCGATGGAATCGACAAAGTCTGTCACTTCCTTTGTCACCTTCTTCCAGTCGGTTTCATGAATCCATTGGGCTATTTCCCTGATACCCGCGGCCACTTCCTTGGCCACTGCGGCCACGTCCGTGGCAATCCATGCCTTGTTTTGCTTCACCCACTCAGTGAAGTCTTGGATTAGCGGCTGCAGCACCGGGATTAGTTCATTGCCCAAGGTGTTCTTCAGGCCTTCCGCGGCCATATCAAGCTGGGTGAGGTTCTTCGCGTATTGGTCCGCGGCGGCTATCTCTTCATCCGTCATCGTGTTGCCGGCCTTGGCACCCGCGTTCGCCAGGTCTTCCAATCCCTTGGCCCCACCCTGCAGCATGGGCAGTAGTGCTTCCGATACTCCGAAGGTCCGCAATATCAAGCGCTGTGCAGCCACATTGCCCTTCTGTGCGGCTACCGCATCCGCAAGCTGACGCAAGGCCCGCATGGAGTCCACCGCACCGGTCTTGGTCTTCGTCAACGTCATGTTGAAGCGGGCCATGAATTGTTGCGCTTGCGGGTTGCGGCCATAGGTGGCGTCTTCGATGGTGTCACCCAAAGACTTCAAGCTTTGGGTCATGTCATCCGATGAAGCACCTGCCAGCCGCGCGGCATTCTGGTAGGCCTGCAGGTCTTGGGATGACACCCCAAGGGACTTCGATGTGTTGCCAAGCTGCTGCCCAAGCTTGCCCCATGAATCCGCCAATGCGATGACACCGCCAATGGTGGCCGCACTGGTGATGGCCCCCATCAAGGGGACCATGGCACTGACGGATTTAACGGCATCGCGTGCACTGGTGGCCACCTTGCCGAAGGCATCCCCGGCTTTATCAAAGCCCGTTTCACGTGCAAAGCCCCCGATGGACTTACGCAAGTCACGCACCGGGGAAGTGATGCGGGCCATTTGCGCATTAATCTTGCGCACCGTGGCGGTTGCTTTGTCGACCGCGGTTATGGTGATAGTGAAGGGGTTTTTGCTGGCCATGGCTTAGGCTTCAGTGTGGGACATCAAGCGCTTCATTTGTTCATGCCACCATTGAAGACGGGACAGGGGCAGGTTCCATGCATCCCATGGACCCCATCCATAGAACTTCGTGACTTCCGCTACTCCATCGGCCCAGCTTCCGGCCCACCCTCTGTAAAACCCCCCAAGTAATCGGACACCTCCCTAAGGTCACGTTGCGAAAGCTGTTCCACGGCCTTGCGCGGGATGCGGGCAATCAAGGCAATCAAGGTGATGGACACCCCCACGTTGGTGCCTTCCTTGGTGGCTTTCTCCAATTCACCTGCATTGGGTTCACGAAGGGTTAGGGTGTCATACGTCACCGCCTCTTCACCCTTGCCGAGCACCAATGGCTTGCGCAAGGTGAAGGTCTTTTCTTCTTCTAGTTCCATGGGCATCCCCTTTAAGCTTCCGTGACACTGAAGCCTTCCCACTTGACTTCAATGGTGGCGTCCGCGGCCTTGGCCGTTTGGTCTTCGATGGTCCACATGTTGCGTGCAATCACAGTTTTGCCATTAGCCAGTTCCGTGACGATAGTGACGTTGCGCATGGCGTTAAGGTCAGCCACAGTAAGCCCACCCGCATCACGCAAGGTGGCATTGATGGCCCCGGGCCGTGGCTTTTCTGAATAGCCATGCACCCCATCCATCCCCGACAAGGTCTCACGCGTGAAAGATGACGGGTTATATTCGAAGTCGCCAACTAGCATGTAACTAGCTCCGTCCACCGTTAGATTGGCAGTGCCGGCCAAGCGGTTGCTAAAGTCGGTCATGGTGGCTTGCTCCCATAAAAAAAGGCCACCGTGGAGGTGGCCTTCGATGCGGATGATGTGCGCGCGTTACTGAAGCGTGAACTGGAACAGCAAGGCAAAGATGCGCAACTGATTAATCAGGATGGCCGGATAAAGCACATCGACCCGGTTAGGATTCACCGCGTTTATCTCCACGATGATGGCCTTGGCGAACACATCGGACTTCTGCACATACCCGCCATATTCAAGTTCCTGATACTTGGCGATTTGCCCGGCCCGGATGATGTTGGGTGTCACGATGGCGGACCCCGGCGCAAACTTGGTGCCGTCTGCGGCCAGCTTCACGCGCGCATACTTGCTCGTCACATCGGCCTTCAGTTGGCGCAGCACATAAGCGATGGTGTTTAGGGTCTCCACCTGAAGGTATGAATCATCGGGTGTGCCAAAGCTGTTCACCTGATAGGTGGTAATCAGGTTTTCAATGGCCACCGTGCCATCCTGTGCCACCGTGAAGGTGCTGACGCCATCCCATAGCAGCACATTGCGGTCTTGGATGTGAAAGCGGGATGCCACCGGCGGCGGCAGCACGGCCGGCAGTGTCACGGTCTGCAGGGGCAAGGCCGGGTCCGCACCGGCTGACACTGCCACGGCTGCAGTGATAGCCGCGGCCCACACATAAGCCGGGGTGGGTGAATCGTTATAACCCATCACCGACATATGTTCGTCATTGCGGCTATTGCCAAAGGTGGTCAAGCTGCCCAGCGTTCCGGCAATTGCTGCATAGCCACCACCGTAGACTTGCTGAGACCATGACCACCGGCCCGTGGTGCTACTCAGAAAATTCTTCACCGCATCCAAGGACGTAGTGTCCGTATAGGGCACAGCAATGAAGTCAAAAGCCATATCTGCGAGATTGGCCAAGCCCGCGGTGAGGTCCGGATTCTTCGCACCGCTTGCCATCGGCGTGACGTTCACCACCATGCCCGGCGGCGTGGACTCGCCACCTGCATTGCCCCGGTAATTCAAACGAAGGTCAATGCCGTTACCCGCAAGGCCTTTGTTCTTCGCTGTCAGATTCACGGTAACGGCTGAACCCACAGCCGTGACTGGTATATCCGGATTGATATTGATGGCCGCGGCCAGTGCGGTGGCAATTTGATTGGTGGTCTGTGTCGGCAGCACCTGCAGGGAAACAAGGATACCGGCAATGTAGAGCGACAAGACCCCGACCGCGGTGGGTGCCGATGTGATGGCCACGGAACCGGTGGCGGCCACGGCTGCGGCATCATCAGCAAGCGGCAGATACCACAGTTCACCGAATGAATCACCAGCGCGGTAAGCATCCGTCATGGCTGCCAGCATCGAACCTTGGCCACCCTTTTGCCGGGCATCGGTCGGGCCTGCAGAGATGATGGGCACATTGGGGGTGGCAGTGCCGGCACTGGTAATTTGGCCGATGACAAGCGCGCGCAAGGTGCTGGCCCCGGTGTTGGCGCGGCTGTTATCCAGTTCCGCATAAAACAGCGGCACCCGCAAATTCTGGGGGATTTCCTTAAAGCCGATGGTCATGATTAGCTCCCCGAAGAAGGCGTTGCATTGTCGTCATCGGTGCCGGCGGGCTGCTGACCTGGCGATGATGTTTCGTTACTGCTGCTGCCATCAGCCGGCACCACGTCCCCGTCACGCAGACGGCAAAACCAGTACAAGCTTTTTTCGTCCACTTCCCACCCATCGGGGTCAATAAATTGCGTAGTGATGGGGTCGCGGATTTTCAAGCCTTCCGCGGGCTTCACCTTCATCATGACTTCTTCTCCGTGTCGGTCTGGATAACTAGATAACCTTCATCGCGTCCATCCGGGCCTTGTGTGCGCGGTGCTGGCGTGACGGCTTGCGGGAAGGGTGGATTGGGATAGGTGCCGGATGGGTCGAAGACGTTAATGCTGTCCACGTGGATGCCTATTTCATCGATGGCCACCGGGGTAATCGGGAAGAAGTCTTCCGGACCTTGGTAAAACTCCATGCCAAGTTCCATCACCATTTGGCCGAGGTGTTGGTCTCCGGATGGGTCGGTGGTAATGCGTGAACGAAAGAAGGGATATTGCTGGGTAATCTTCGTCAGGTCATAGCTATTGATTACCGCACGCTTCACTTCATCACGCATGGCCTGCAGGCCGGCCATCAATGTGCTGGCTGCGGCGTCACTATCCATCGGCGTGGTCTGCATCCGGGCTTCAATGCGCACCGTGGTAGTCACGGTGAATTGCGGCGCATTGCGGCCCAAGCTTTCCCCCACTTCATCCGGGGCAGACACCAACACCACCGGGTAAGTGCCATCCCATGTGGGCCAGTCACGCGGACTGAACACATTGGACCCGGCAGCCGTGGCACCCTTCAAGGCTGTGATGGCCAATTGCATCAAGTCCACACTGGTGGTCATCACTGCACCCGATTGAGAAACAAGCGTGCCCCACCGTGACTGTCTGGCCGCACGTCCCGCACAATGAACGTCAAGTCCAACCGCGGCACATAGAGCCGGTCATTCTGCAGTGGCGTATTGGCAAACTGAGACACCCGGATGCCGGCGGTGGGACTCACTGATGTGAAGCTGGTGGTGCCGTCATCCATCAGGTATTCACGGCTATAGGCACGGTCGAAGACGATATCAATGTCAAAGGCCGCGGCCCCACCTGCAGGCGTATAGGTGGCCGGCTCCCCGAACACTTCAAAGTTCGGTGCCAGCACCACAAGGTCCCAATCAATCACGGTGTGCCCCCTATCCCTTGCCCTTCACGGTGGGGCCGCCATCGGACTTCACGGTGGGGCCGGCATCCGCACGGCTGGGGGCCGCGTCCGCGTCTTCAGCTTCTTCGTCCTTCAGGAAGCCCAGCGTGCGCAAGCGCTCGATTTCATCGGAGCGCATCGCTACCGTTTCCCCCGGGCCATACGTGGTGCCGTCATCACCCACGACGGTGTGCCCGTCTGCCACCACCCCGGAAACCGAAATACCGGATGCAGTGCCACTGCCGGTGCCGGTGCTGGTGCTTTTGTCTTGCGTGGCCATGGTGTCTATCTCCCATCATTCATCAGGAAGGCAAAGGAAAAGTGGATGTGTGCCGGCCTAGCTCAGTTTGGCCGGGCAGACGTTGGCAGACAGGCAGGCATTGACGCGGGAGGGAATCACGATAGGCGCGCTTTGCATCATGATGAAGCGCTGTGCCGGGTCATCGTTCAGCCACGTCTTGGGGGCATACGGCATGGCCGCATAGTTGAATGCGGGGTCCAGAATCATGCCGAAGGCACGCGTGCCAAGAAGGTTAGGACCGGACATGACCACGGTGCCATCCACCAACATGGGTGTTTCAACGTTAGTGACCGGGTCGATGTACCAATCGTTATAAACCCACAGGTCATAGTTTCCCCACTTGCCTTTGTAGACTGCCCCTTGCTCGATTTGTGCACCCGGGTTCACTTCATTGCCGAAGGTCCCCAAGGCCGGATAGAGCACGGCACCCTTCATCATGGGGTCCAGCATGAAGGCTTCAAACGGGGTGGGCGTGAACACGATGTCCGATACCTTGGCACCGGACTTCTTCAAGATGGCGTATTGGAAAGTATCGATATCCGCCACCGGTGATGCGGTGCCGGCAGTGATGTTGGCAGCGGTCCACTGTGCACCACCGGTCTTTGCGATGGTGAGTGCGGCATCCCTGCCGAAGTCCACCACCACGGTGGGGAAGCCTTCACCGGTGATGGTGACGGTGCCGTTAAGCAAAGCTTGGGCGGCCATCCATTCAAGCCGGCGGTTCAAGATATCAATTTGGTCCGTCATCTCCATGGCCAGATTGGCCATCTCGCGTTCCGCACCGGTGAATTCACCGCCAATGCGTTCACCAATCATGCGGCGCACGGGCTTGCGAAGGTCCGGGGCACGCTTGTCTTTGATGTATGCCGGGGTGAATTCGTTGGTTTGGTAGCGGCGTTGCTCCACCAGCTTGCCTTCTACCAGTGGCGAGACAAACGGGGCCATGCGGCGCAGCCCCACATCCACATCAATGGAGACCTTTTCGGTATCCGATGTGACGAGATTGGGGAAAAAGCGGTCCAACAAAAATTGTTGGGCCACCTTCAGGTTAGGCACCACCTGCACCAATGTGTTGGTGTCGTAGATGAAGACAGACATGACGGATACTCCTATTCAGGCCTATGTATGGGGCAATAAAAAACCCCGGCGCGGGGCCGGGGCTTCTTAGGTAGCGTGTGGGTTTTATAACGTCATGTCGGGTCGCTAGCCGGCATGGGCGTCTTAATGAAGATGCCGGCGGTGCGCAAGGCCGCAAGGGCAGCGGCACTGAGTGCGGACCCTAGGGGTGTGGTGCAATTGCCATTGAATTCACCCATCAGGTAAATGCCACAGGTGCCATCCCCCCCAGTGGTATCGATGTTGTCGACCAAGATGCCCGCGGCATTCTGACTGCCATCGGATGCCCCGCTTGCGTAAGCGGTCCACTTGCCGCTTGCCGTAATCTGCCCCATCACCGTGCCCCGCACGAAAGCGGCAGCCCCGGTGATGGTCCCATTCGTGGTGACAAGTTTGAGGTCACCGGCAATCAATTGGTCAGGGATGTAGGTTTCACTGACCATGCCGGGCCGGAACGGGTTGTCCCCCACAGGTGTCACAGGCGTAACCATGGTTTTATTTCTCCCATTAAAGAAGGGTGAAGGGGTGAAGGGTTGGATTAGCGCTTTAGTCCAAGCCGGCGGTCATTGGCGGCCACAATGGCTTGCGCCAAGTTCGGTGCACCGGCAGCCGCACCCGTGCCGGGGTTGGGGATGGGGGTCTGTGCCATGCGTGCGCCAAGGCCACCGGCAAGCCCGGTGCGGCGCACCGGTGTGGCAGCCGTAGCCGCTTCGAGAAGGCCGCGCGCGGCCTTGGCTGACATCCCGGTATTGAAGGCAAGATAGGCGGCCATATCGGGCCGTGCTGCGGCTGCCGGGCTTTTGAAGATGGCGGCACACCGTGCGCGTTCCTTCAGGCGTGCGGCTGATGCGGACTCTTCGTCATCGCTGTCTTCGGCCCGCTTGGCTTTGGACTTGTCTTTGTCTTCGTCCTTCTCGTCATCATCGGAACCTTCGGCCTTCTCGTCATCTTCCTTGTCTTCTTCGTCTTCCCCCTTCACTTCATCCGGTGCGTCATCCGGGTCCGGTAGCCGCTTTTCGTTGTCCGGGTCTTCTTCCTGCAGTTCTCCCGGTTCCTGTGCCTGTGCGTGCGATGGGTTGCCGCGGCCAAGCCCAAGCAAGTGCGCGAATGATGCGGCACCGTGCGCCAATTGCATTTTCATGGTGTTCACTCCATGGGGGGTTAAGGTGAAGGCGTGCCCAGCGTTGCGAGCAAGGCACGAAAAGCGGCATCAGGTGCCATCACTTCATCGACCAATCCAAGTTCCATGGCTTGGCTTGGCAAAACACTTGCGGCCTGCAAGTCACGCACGGCATCCGCACTGATGGCGCGGTTCCGTGCCACCGTCTGCACGAAGAGTTCCCCCGTGCTATCGATGGATGCCTGCAGGATGGCTGCAGCTTCCGGGGCCAAGGGAAGTTCCGGGTATGCGTCCGTCTTGCGTGCGCCATAGGTGAGAAAGCGCACCGTGACCCCGGCGGTGTCCAAGGCCCGGGAGAAGTCCACGTGCATCAGCAGCGTGCCGATGGAGCCGGTCCCACCGGTGCGGGGTATGGTGATGTAGTCCGTGGCACTGGCAAGCGCATAGGCCGCGGAATAGGCGGATTCATCCAGCATGGCCCACATGGGCTTGATGCCCCGGGCTTCATGGATGGCGTCCGCCAGGTCGAAGCACCCGGCGCACTCGCCACCCGGTGAATCAATATCAAACAGGATGGCCCGCACTTCCGGGTCACTCAATGCCACCATGAAGTTTTGCCGGATGCCGTCATAGCCGGTCATCCCCGACCACGGACGCAACGTGCCCAGCTTTTGCACCAAGGTGCCTTCCACCGGGATGATGGCCACACCGCCAATGGTTTCATAAGCGGACGGTTCCCGCGGCTGACTCGAGTCCACCGCATCCATGGTCATGCCTTCGAGCATGGCCGGGGAAAACTCGGTGCCATCCATGCGGGTGAAGTGACCCACCCCCAAGCGTTCCGCCAAGGCCGCAAGGATGACTTCGGCTTTTTCAGGCCGGATGGCCAAAGGCACATTGAAAAGATGCTGTGCGAGATGAGGAAAGCGCATGATGTGTGCCCCCCTAGACGGCTTCCGGTTTCTTCACCACTTCCTGCGCCGTGGTGGACTGCATGCCGGCCCATGTCGGGACCGGAATGCCCCGTTCCTTGAAGGCTTCAATTTCACGCTTCCTTTGGTCCAACACTTCTTCATAGTCCAAGCCTTGTTCCGCACACTCCAATTCGAGTGTTGACAAGCCCGCATCCATTCCCAAGACGGCACCTTGCTTTTCGGCCACCGGGTCAATCCAACCGCGTCCCGGGCCAATCCACTGGCATTGCGAATAAGCGGGCTTGCATTCGATGTAGGCCGGCGCATTGGTGGGCAATGGCAGGGGGTCCATCTCCATGCACTCTTCAAGGAAGGCCCCATAGATGAGTGATGCAAAGCCGGTGGCAAATTCCTGCCGGCGGCGCACCAAGGTCTTCCATGCTTCGAGCAAGGCCGCGCGTGCGCTTGAATAGTTGGTGTCACTCCAATCTTGGCTTAGCTGCTGTGGCGAGATACCAAGGGCCGCGGCTGCATTGCGTAGCACTGCGCTTTCGAAGTCCCGGAAGTTACTGGTGGGCCGTTCAGCAGAGACCGCATTGATTTTTTCACCCGGGAACAAGATGGGCATGCGGGCATCACCCAGCACAATGCGCCGTTCACAGTGAAAGTCCGCACGCTGCTGCTGATAGCCTTTCAAGGCTTCATTCTCGTCACCAAGCGCTTCTTCCACGAAGGACGAATCAAACGGGCTTTCGATGTACGCACCGAAGATGGCATTGATGATGGCCGCGTCAAGTTCGGTACTGTCGTACTTAATCAGCATGCGCAAGCGCTGCAGGATGGGGGTGAAGATGCCGGCCCCCCCACGGTGCTGTCCACCGCGGTCATGGTCGAAGTCATGCACGATGATGGGCCGGCCCCATGACGTTTCACGTTCGATGCGGTCCCACGTCAGACTATCTATCGCGTTATACCAATCACCCTGATGGGCACGGCGAATCCAATACGCGATTGCCGCGCCATAGTCATCAATCTCCACGCCACCCCTTAGCCATTGCTTGTCCCATTGAAGCTGGGGATTGGATAGCCGGTCGGGGTCGACAATTTGAATGGCGGTGGCATAGCGTGCCCGGCCCGGGCCAATGCGACCCGGTAGCCATTGCACGATGGCCAGTGCGTCACCGTCCACCAGCTTGTGACGGAAGGCAAGGCGGAACATTTGCGACACCGTAAGGGCACGCGACACATCCGCATACCGGCCCGGGTCATTGGCCCACGTGCGCCAATTTGCTTCCACTTCCCTGCCGAATTCATCGGCCCACACCGCATCGAAGCTGCTGATGCCCGAATAAGACGCCAAGGCCCGATAGTCAGGTTTGCAGATAGGCCGGAAGGTGGCACCTATCGAGTTATCCAGAATGCGCGTGACTCCACCGGATGCCCACCCGTCATTGCGCACCAAGTCCCGCACGCGGGAAACGATGCGGTCACGATAGACAAGGTCGGTGTCCGCGGACCCCAAGTAGGGCGTCCACGTGGCCATATGTGCGCCATAGATGTCCGCGGCGTCATAGGGCAGATAGCCACCACCGGCCAAGGCCGATACCTTGCGGTTGACGGGCTGCACCGGTGTGATGGGCTGGCCCGCGGCATCCACGATACTGACGGTCCGGGTCTCTGTAGGTTGGTTCATGACTGTCAATTCACCGATACATGAAGCGGGCCGGCCGGCGCGCGTGGCAAATCAGACTAAGCGCTTGCTGAAGCTGCCGGATATAGGCCGTCAACATGGGCAGGTTGGCGGTGGTGTAGGTCACCGACCTGGCACCGTCCCCTTGGGTGTACGAATAGCTTTGCCCCTTGGAACCCGTGAGAAGCGCCATATAGGCCGCTTGGGCATCGTCCAAGGCTTGCTGAAGCTGTGCTGCATTCAAGCCCGCAAACAGACTGACGGGCTGGCAACAATCGCAATTGGCCATGATGTTCACCTATAAAACGCATGGGGTTTATCTATGAATTCAGGCCAGCCGGCTAGCTATCGAGCGCTTGGCGGGGCTGGCAGTCTTCACGCTAGGCCCGGGCATGCGCGGGGCTGCCGGATGGCCTGCAGGGGCTGCGGTGGCGGTCACCGGGTCCTTCGGTGCGGCAGTGACAACCATTGCGCCTTCCGGTGCTTCATACGGCACGCTGACGGCATCCACCCGCTTGTTAAGCTGAAGCCCGAAGTGGAACAAGCCGCACAGCGCGGCATAGTTATAGACCCGGCAATCAAGCGCTTCATTGGCCTTGCCGCGGGGCAGCGTCCACACCCGGAAGCGGTGGCCTTGCACCGTCTTCACTTCCGGCACTTCCGCGGTTAGCTGGGCGTAATAGCCGGAATCACGGTCCGCGGGGAAGTGCATATAACCGGCCCCGGGGTTCTCAATGTGGAGCCGCGCGCGGATGGTGTCTTTCGCTGCATTCACGCCAAGGATGACCGGCCTGAAGGCGGACTTGCTGCGCTTGGTGGGCTTCTTCACCGGCCACACTGGCGAGCGCTGCCCACTGCGTGCGCTTTCTCCCTTCACGGCCCATATGTGCCGGCCCAGCCGGGCCTTGCAAAACTGATAGACCGCTTGGGTGCAATGCCCACTATCAATGCAGGCCGCCAACACCGTGAAGGGCCGGCCATCGGCACGCACCCACACGTGCTGCAGGTACGCATCAAGCCGGTCCCACACTTCCGGGCCTTGCGGGTCACCGTCAAGCACCACGTAATCAATGCTCCATGACTCTTCGTTGCGGCCCCAGCCCACCACTTCACATTCAATGCGGTCATCCTGCACATCGCAGCCCGCGGTTATCACACCCACCCCATCTGGCACCGGCGCACCCCACACTTCCCCGCGGGCCTGCATGGTCTCCACCCGAAGTTCCTTGCCCGCGTGCGGCCGGTACGGCAAGCCTTCCTGTGTGTTCCACCACACTTGCTTGCGGTCTTCGTCATCCTTGGCGGCCAGCCACTTCTTTGCGATGTCCGCGGGCCGGTCCTTCTGCCAAGGTGAATAAAGCTTGCGTGCATGGAAGCCCGCGTGCGCATTGTCGACCCCCCACTTGCCGCACTCCGGGCACTTGGCCCGATAGACGGCATGCAATGGGCCTTCCCACCAATCCCACACGTCATCAATGGCAGTGGCCGCGCCATCGGTGCGCCATCTCTGTTCATAGCGGTCCAAGGGCACGTGCAACTGACCACAGCAAAAGAAGGACCGGGTCTGATGCCACCGGGCCGTCATTAAAGCGTTTAGGCGTTCCCCTTCATTCCAGCCAGCCCCGCACGCCTCACAGTAAATGCGGGCCGTCTTGGGGTCATGCTCCCCGGCTTGCCTATCCCACTGCACGTGTTTGAAAAACTCCGGGAACATGCGGTGGCCACAGTGCGGACATACAAGCGATGCGCGGCGTTGGTCGGACTCCAAGTAACTGGACTCAATGCGGCTTTCATCTTCGATGGTGGGAGAGCCGGCCCGCACCGAAAGCCAGTTCACCCCGAAGGTGGCGGTGCGTTCTTCGGCCAGCCCAATCGGGTCACCTTCCCGCGTTACCGGGTAGCGGTCCACTTCATCACACAGCACGATGCGCACCGGCCTGCGTGCCAGATTGTCAGGTGAGCCGGCACCGGCCAAGGCAAGGAAGCCACCCGGAAAGGCTTTAAACAGCAAGCTTTCCTTTGCATTCCTTGTCTTGCTGGTTCCCACAATGGCCTTCAATACCGGGGTCACCCGCACCAAGGGTGTAATGCGTTCCTTGCTGAAGTCTTCCGCGGCTTCTTCCTTCGGCTGCAGTAGCAGGATGGGGCACGGGTCCAAGTGTGCGAAGTAGCCGAAGACGTTTTCCAGAAAGGCCGTCTTCAGTAGCTGGGTGCACGTCATGACCGTGATGGT